TCATAGTACTATTATATTATTATTTGATACTTGTAACGTTACATAGTCCCAAAGTGGCATCAAAGAGCGTTTTAAACTTTCGTAATTACCTGAGTCTAATTCTGCTCTAAATTCCAACCATTGAAAATAAGCTAAGTTTACAACCCTTATACTTTGATAAGTGTCTAAAGGAATTTCAAAACCACTCAAAACGAATTTATTCTCAGGAAACGCCCATTGGTATATCTCAGGGATTTCAACTGCGTAAGGACTTAAACTTGGAGGTGTAAAATAGTTTAAATCCTCAATGTTTAAACTTTCTAAAGTTACATTATTAAACACACTTTCTAAGTCAGCGTTAGTACTTACTTTTTGCCAATTATTTAAAAAGTCAAAGTACCCTAATTGTCGGGCAACATCTAAACCATTATCATTAAAATAATAGTCAGCATAAACTTTTAATTCTTTTTTATCAAAAAATCCTATTATCATATTATGGTGCGGTTATTAAATTTCTTGCGTTACGAACAAACATACTTCCAACAGTTTGGCTTTTAGGGTCGTAAGATTGAAATCTACTTACCCATTGGTGATAGTATGCACTTGTAGTTACGTTGGCAGAAGTACTTGCAGTCCACATTGTGCCATAAGCATTTTGCAATACACGAACTCCAGTCACATTGTCTAAGGTCGCAAATGTACCTGCATAATTATTAAAAATCAAATCCATTTCATCTTTAGTGACTAAATACCAATCATCATAAACAATTGATTTGACCGTAATTGAATAAGCAACACCATAATCAACGCAATCATTCCAACTCCCTGCAAATAATTCATTGCGATTATACATTAAACCTGTTAATTTGTCAATTACTACATCATCTGCGTTTCCAGTTGTAGAAAATGCTTGGATACCATTAACGTCAACAAATCTTGTAGTTGAACTTACTCCATTAACAACTAATGGATTTTTTAAAATATAAAAAAAATTAGCATTTGTATAGTCTAACTCTGCAATAGTTTTTGGAGTTGTTGGTGGTGTATAATCAAACCATCCATTTTGAACTCTCCAACCCTCATCCCCCGTACGGTAAGAAGTATATTGGTTTGGTGGTATTGTTTTAAAAAGAACCCCACTTGAAGCCCCACCACCACCCGTCGGCACAATCCACTCACTGCCTACCTTACTACCTACTTGAGTCCCCGTTCCATCTTTAACAAGAATATTTGACGTTACCCCACTTGGATAAGGGGAAAAACTTGCTGAGTTAATTGTTATCGTGGAGTCAGGGGCGGTAATATCCGAACTTCCCCCACTTGCAATACTTGTAGTTGACAATGTAGTCCCTAAAGTATTCTTAAGTACTGCTGAAGCGTTTGGACAAGATGCCGTAACAACCCAATTACCACTAACCAAAGACCCTACTGGAGTTCCAAACCCGTCCACTACTGCAATATCCTCAGTTCCTCCACTCGCTGCACTCCCGTAAGCAACACCATTAATTGTTATTATTGCAACTGGGCAAGAACTTGTCGGAGGTGTTGGTGTTCCCGTAGTTGGAACTGCACACTCATTGTAGTCAAAATCAGCCGTTACGCTAACAGTAATTAAATGCCCTGCAATCCTATCTTTAAAATCATGAATAAAAGGAGTTAAGGTGTTATTCTTGTCTAAGTCAACATCTCTATTTATGTTTAAAGTCGCTAAAAGGTCTAACCCAATTTGAAAAGTATCCGATTCAACTTCGACTTTATTTGCATCCCCATCCTCAAGCCTATCTCCGATTAAGATATTAAAATTGTAAGTTATCTCATTGCCAGAAATGTTAGACGGTTGCGGACTAACCCAAAATAAAGGATAAGTTGTAGCCGTAGACGAACTAATCTCCGATAGGTCGCCATAGCCATAGTCTTTAATCTGCAAATGGTTGTCTGCAAAATCCTTAAAATATTTGTAAAGAATGTTTTTAGTTATCATTTCTTTTTCTCTATGTAAACCATCAATTTCTGAAGATTCTTTTTAGTGATTTTCTTATTAGCAATCTTTACAGTAGGGGTAGTATTTTCGTTCATTGTTTTTTCTTCTTGACTTGCCTAAATAGATTCCAGTGTTATATCCTAATTCTCTTGATTGAATGTCTTGAGCGTTGTTATTGCCTGACATCCACAAAGGGTAAGAGGTGTTATATTCGCTTAAATAACCTGACAACCTTTTGCCGTAGAACTCAGCCATACGCCCCCATTTTTGTTCTATCAATTCTAATTCTCTTTGGCTTACGGGTTGCTGATTATCCGAGGTTTGAGTTACTACTCCTTTGTTTGAGAATCGGTAGTTAAATATTATCGCCCCATCAGCGATGGTTGCGTTGATAATAAAATCTCTGATATAATCATCTAACAAGGTTTGGTTTAACCCCGTTAAAGTCGATGCGTTTATTTGGTCTGCGATTTCATTGTAAAGGTCGCTCCCTAAAATTTGTTGCAGTTGTAAATCTTGCACCATGATAATAGTCTGAGCGATTAATTTATCGTCTACATTATTCTCAATTACACCATATTTTTTAATGGTGGCGGTGCTTACGAAAAGTGGTTTTAAACTCATGATTATTTTTTCTTTCTAACTAACACTGACTCCCAAAAATGGCGGCAACTTGGTATATGAGTAACAGTGCCTTTAATTGTCTGCCATCCACCCTTATATTTAAAAACATCTTCATTGTATCCTTTTGTATTTGCTACATTTTGCATTGCATCGATTTGCGCCCTTGAGTATAATTGTTTCGCAGTGATTAAATCAACGCAGAATTTTCTACTTGTATAATTGCCGTCCTTATCCGTTAAAAGTTCAGGACTTAAATTTGTAGTGTATCTCCATTTAGTTTCTAAGCCTACCTCTTGCGTCGGTGGTTCTTGTATCTCTTCGGGAGTAATACTTATTTCGCCTTTAACCTCAGTGTATTTTACTTGTAGAATGTTAGCCTTATTTAAGCGTTCCAAACTTTTGTAAAGTTCACTTTCTGAAATCTTTAATTTTTTTGCTAAGTCCGATATCTTGTAACTCTTGCCTTTTTTAATTTCGTCTAATAATTTTTGATCGTCTTCTTTTGCGAACTTGTCAGCATCCGAATAAACAAAACAAGATTTTACTATTTCGTAATTGTCAGCACTCTCGCCTATTTTTAAAAACTCATTAAGGATAAAATCTTCTTGCGTTTCAAAACTTGACTTTAAAACATCCCCTCCGACAATCGCAGGTAAACTTATTAAGTTTCTAATTTCGTTAGGTGTTAATATTTCAAGAATCTTAGGAGCGATAATAGGATTTGAATTGATAATAGTTAAAATGTCATCCTTCTTTACAAGGTTCGGTTTTTCAATTCCTAATCTTTCATAAACCATGTCAGCGAATGAATCCGCATCTATTGTTCTACTAATTACTTCACTTGTCAATTCAATTCCGATAGGGTCTAAGGTAGTAAGTTCAACGGGGTTGCCTATAAATCCATACAAAGAAAGAATATAATTCATGTCCTCCTCCTCTTCTTGTTGTTTTGGCTTTACATAGGTATTTGAAAAATGTTCCCATGACAAATCAAACTCAGAACGTCCGCCACCCAATTCGCCAGGTGTTTTAATACCGAAAAGTAAACCGTTAGAAACTCGGTGAGAATAAAGAATCTTATTTATTGTGTCCTTGCTTAGTTGTTCGTATTGTTTATCTAAATCGTTACTTCTTAAAGGACTAATTTCGGGAGGTGTTGTATTTGGATTCTGAAAGTTTAATAAAATCTCACCTGCATTATCCGTTCCCGAAGCCTTACTTTTAAAAGCGTGTTCTATTTCTACTTGCTCTTCATCATTAATAGCCGTTCCATTAAAGAAAGTTACCATTGTCCCTGCCGAGAATCCCGTTTTAACATTGTTTAATTGAAAGAAGTTACACTCTATGTCCGTTTCAATAGGTGTAGCCCCGCTATTGTACTCAGGCAAAGGGTAAATATCACTTGCGGGGTTATCGTCTATTAAATAAAGGATTTGTTTGCCTTGTCTTTTCAAGGGGTCGAATGCAGGAAGCTTTACTGTATCTTCAGGAAGTTTCCCGTTTGAGCGTTTCCATTTAGCATTAGTACTTTGTTCTCTTGTCCATTCTTTAGAGATATAAAATTCTGACTTGTCTACGTTGGTTCTAATTGTGTTAAACGGTTGTAGCTTTACACTTTTGATTGCACCAAAAACATCCCATTCAATTAAGTATGCACACCCCCCGTAAAGAGTTCTTTCAAAGATTTTCTTTCTTGCTAATTCATCAGCCGTTTGAGAATTGTTAATAGACTTTAAAGTTTTTTCTAAAGCAACCTTGTCCCCGTTCCAATCGGCTTTAATTTTAAAACCTTTCCCATAGATATAAGTTGCCTTACCTTTTATAATTGCTCCGTGTATTCCTGAATTGTTATAAAGATAACTAAGATAATCTGAGTAATCGTTATTTTTACCATAAGGCACATACAACATATTAGGTTGTCTGCGAAATATGGGTGTTTCATTCGCATACAAAGGGAATTTTGAGAATGAATAATTTTTAGTTTGGCTCATATGCTTTGCGTGTTAAAGTAGATTCTTGTTCTACTCTTGAGGTTATAATCTTATCGTAGGTCATTAGTCCATTTTCAACCACATTTAAACCAGTAGGCACTAAATTAGTTGAACTTACTTGCTCGTAAACATTGTAGGTGTATTCATCGCCTAAAGGTATTTGAATTTCGCCTACTAATGGACTCGGTGTAGTTGTCTTTACTACTATTGTAAACTTATTATATCTCTCGGGATATAAGCTTAAATCACTTGAGATACAATAGTACTTTATTTGGGTTTGGTTATTAATAAATTCAAATAAGAAGTTAGGCGAGGATATCGTTATCTTTTCGGATAAAGTCAATACCACTACATTACTTCCTAAATTTAGTCTTATCATTACTTATATTATATGATAAAGTAAGTTAAGTACAAAAAAAAAGGGAAGCCGTTAAGCCTCCCTTTCTTTAATTATAATTTATTAGATTAATGTTGTAACAATAGCTTGAGATATTCCATAAGGATAAGTCTTCTCTTCACCCGTAAATGTCAAAACAAAACCGTTTAAGTCACTTGCACCTTTGCCCGTTCCCGCAGTTCCCGTTGATAGGTCTAAACCATTCTCAGAACCGAACAAACTAAACAAACCATTCTTGTCTTTAACGATAAACATCAAAGGTTTTTGAGCAAGTACTCTTATCTCGTTACGTTTAGCAACATCAAAACGATCAAGTTGAAACTCAACTGACTGCATGATGTAACCGCTACCTGAAGTCACTTCTCCTGCGTTGTCCGCCTTAGCTTCTGCGGTGTTGCGTCTAAGTTCATACTTATAGAACTTTTTGCCACCCGTCATTGCCATTGCTGAAACTAAACCTGCTGAAGTTGTGAAAGTAGTAGTATTTAAATACTCTAATTCGCCAATGTATACTTCGTCCACTCCACCGATACTATCTCGGCAATCAAGAGTGAATCCTGTTGATAGTAAGCACGGCATATTAAACTAATTTAAAGGTTACAATCTCATTCGGGAATTTCACTTGAGTACCAACCTTGAAATGAATGTCTAACATCATAGTCAAACTGATAGGGTTTTCACGAATGTTGAACATATCTTCGTCAGACTCCAAGTCAGTTCCGATAATGAAATTAGAAGTTCTACCCAAGTGGATTCTATTTGTACCGTCTAAACCGAAGTAAGCAACTACTTTGATTCCAGTGCCTGGCAAAATTAACTCTTGAGATTGGTAAGCAGAACCATTTACACCATCATAGTGGAATAAATTAGCAGCTTTCAATGCAAGGATTAATTTGTCGAAAGTATCGCTACCACACATGAATTGTAAGTCAGCCTTACCTTTCAATTTAGCAGGAAGCAATGCCCATATTCCGTCAAAGATAGATACTACGTTAGCAGATGTGATACCCGTTCCAGTTGTGATGCCTGATGGGTTACCGTTGATTGTAGTAGCTGAAGCATCAAGAATGATTTTGTTGAAACCATCAAATTGAGTTAAGTTGCTTCCACCTGAACCACCGATTGCAGATTGCCATAATGCAGTCTCTTTAGCTTCAGTCAACAAACCTACCAAGAAGTTAGTAAAGTCAGCTTCGAATGCAATGTAGTCATACATAGTGCCTGGGCGCAATGCTCTTTCAGTCCAAAATCCTTCAAGTTCTTTTGCGCAAAACTCTTGTTGAACTTTGATTTTACCTACTGTGATAGTTCTCTTAGAGAAACCAGTCTTACCTGAAGCGTTGAATGCACACGCAGTGTCAGCTTGGTAGAACAATTCAGTTGTGATGTAATGCAAATCAGCGGTACTTTTGATACCCGTTTGTTTTGCGAAAGTAGCACCCGTTTTGCCTTCGTAGAAAGAACGGATAAGCAATTCAAGTGATTGGTCATTAACGACTGCTGGTAATCCAGTGGTGTCGTATGCGAATTTTTTAAGTTTCATCTTATTTTATTTTATTTTGTTTAATATTTCGGTTAATCTTGAGAATTGAGAAGCTCCAACGCTTACACTCTTTCTCTTTGCATCATCCTTAACGGGTTCAGCTTCTTCGGTCTTAGCAAGGATTCCAACTGCTGAAAATAATGCAGTTGTCTTTGCGTTTAATGCTTCAATTTCTTTAGCATACTTAGAGTGAATCTCAGCAATCTGAGTGTTGAAGTCATTTGCTTGAGCCTCTAATGCTTCGTTTACCTTAGACATCATTGCTTCGTCATTCAACGGGCTTTCTTCTTCAGGGGTTGAAACCTCTTCGATAACTCCACCCGTTACAGTGATAACAATGTCACCTTCTAAAGTGTGTTCACCGTCAGGTACTTCTACTTCAGAACCGTCAGCCATAATTAAAGTTACACTTTCGCCAACTGCGATAGTTCCTTTAATACTTGCGCTACCGTCTAACAATTTAGTTTCTGCTAATTCTATTGCAGGTTCTACTACTGGCGTTTCTTCACTAAAAACTTTTTTAAGTTGGTTAGTAAGGTCTTCGCCTAAGACCTTTTTTAATTTATTAAATTCCATATTCGATATTATTTTATTTTTTAATTCTTCGTATTCGTTTTGTTCGGCTTCGTCTACTTTCTTATCATTAAAGTAACCCTCAACGCTAAAACCTTTGATGTCACCTTTCTTTGCCATGTCCCATACTGCATCATCCTCAATTTTTACATAACCAAACCATGAACCATCGGGTGCAGGAGTGAAGTTGTCAGGCGTTTTAATGCCTAATTTGCTATCAATGATAAAATGAGAGAGTAAATAAGCACCTTTTACGGGCAAATTATCGTCGTGGTTTAGGTTAAAACTTAGTGGTTTGCCACTTTTTGCCAACTTATTAACGATTCTTGCGATGCTTTCGGAGGTAAATTTGACGTAATATTCAGTCCCGTCTTCATCACGTCGGTAGATTGGCTGCTCGGATACCATTAAAAAGCCACCTAAAATCCTTTTTTCTTCATCTACAACGGTGAATTTATGGTCAATAGGCTTCTCATCCTCCGAAAATGTCTGCCAATTTCTCTCGATAGCAGGTTGCAAAACTAAACCTACTGCGAAAACTGAAGTTTCATCCTCAAGATTCTCGTCTATATCCAAAACATATAAAGGTAGCTTCATTGATTATATTATATTTATAATTAAACTATGTACAATATAGACTTAAATCAAAGTTGCGTTATGCCTAATCCTCGCTACTCGACCTTGAGAATCCGTTATGTCCTTTTCTAAAACATAGACTCTTTGGTTAGCACTCATTGGGTTACGGTTACTTTGGAATGTATCTATTCTTGGAGGTTGACTTGAGAAATTGCCCCCACCTATACCACCACCACCGCCTCCAGTATTACTAACACCCTTACCTCCAAATTCAGTTCTCCCAATCGCTACCACTCTTGCTAAACCACTTGCGGTTGCTATCCCTGCGGCTATTTGCGCCCTTATTGGTGCATCAGGTGTCGGAATACTTAACTGTGAAGCATAGGCTTTCTGCGCTGATAAATAAGTATCTATAATTGTAGTACTTATGTTTAACGCTTTATTTACTGCAAAGGCTCTTCTTTGCCCCTCTTCTGATTTGCCCGCAAATGCAGATGTTAAATCACTTAAAGCATTTAACCCATCCCTTGTTAGGTTTAATTTATTATCAAACAACTGTTTTTCTAATGCCAACTTTTTATCGGTTGCCTCTTGTTCTGCCAAAACCTCTGCCTCAAGTTGTGACATAAGCAAAGCCATATCTTCCTCCCCTTGTTTAACATTGTCTAAATATAATTGTACATGAGAATCTTGTTGCTCTAACTTTAATTCTTCTTTGACGGTTTTTTGTACAACAACTTTTTCTTTGCCTACTTTCTTTTTACTGTCTAAAATTTGTTTATTGTGTTGAGCCTCTAAAACTTTATCCTCTTGTCTTAATTCTTCAAGCTTAGTTTGATATTCTTCAGCAGATACTATGCCTTGTAGTTTTTGTCTTTCAAGTTGTAAAATGTTATTTGAAATTATTAAAGACTTCTTGCGATAAATTTGTTCTTCTTTACCACCAATTGCCTCAAGTATTTCTATTTCATTCTCTAAAGATTTATTCTTTTTATTATTTGCCTTTTCAAATTCCTCAACTTTTCTTTTGCCCTCTGAACTAATCCCTATAAAGTCAGTCACTGCATTGTAAGCCGCCTTAAATCCTTTTGACAATGTGTCTAAACTTGGGATAAACTTACCGACAGTATTTTTAAGTTTGTCAAAATTGGTTACAAGTAAAGCAATACCACCGACAATTAACGCTATTGGTAACGCTGCACCTGCTATCCTTAACAACTTTGTCATCCCCGTTGTAGCTTGAACCGCCATCGCATAGCGTTTCTGAGCAAAAGTACTTATGTTAGTAGCAATAGTATTCGCAGTAGTGTAGGCTGCACTTGTTTTGTTAAGTGTGTTAGCGACTGCTTGAATCCCTGCAAGTGCTGACATTGCCCCTTGCAACTTAACCATTGTCTTTTGCAAGTCCTCATTCTCAGTTCCAACCATTGCCGTAATACCTTGAACCGCAGCAAACCCCCCGACAATACCTTGAGTTATGGAAATTAAACCGTCCAATCTCTTAGAATCACTTGCTAAGTTCTTAACTTGTTGGTTTACATCACCTATCTTGTCTTGTAGTTGACCTGCTTCTTTGCTTAATTTTGTAAATTGTGCATTATCTAAAGTCCCCGAAGCCAATAAAGCCTTCATCTCCTTTAGCTGAGTTTTTAAACTCTTGGTTTTTTGTTCTACCTGCTCAACACTTTCGCCACCTTTGATGACGAGGTCTACTTCTATTTTAGTTTTTGCCATTGTTTTTTATTTTATTTTTATTCCCAAACTCCCGATACTTTTATTTTAGGTGTTGCAGTTTTCCACACCCCTGCTACTTTTATCCATGTCACAACTTGTTTCCAAGTTCCTCCAACATTTAACCAAAATATTGAGGATACACTTGATGTTCCTACTATTGGTAGTATTTCTAATTCAATCTGCGCCCCATCAAATAATCTTCTTGTTGCCATTTTATGCTTCCGTTAAAATTACTGCACCTGTTAGTGATGTTGATATTGCAGAAAACACACTAATTGCAAGGCAAGCGTCAGGGTCTATTTCTGCCAAAGAACCGATAATGCAACCTGTACTAACTGAATCTAATGGCATTGCACCTGTTGCACTTTCCAATGAAATCATTGCCAAAGGCTTGAACATACAAATCCCAAAATTACCTGCCGTTCCTGTGGTGGCAGTAACGGTTACTGATTCAATACTTTCCACACCTGTATCACCCGCTTGTAATGGAATAGGAAGTAAAACACCTGCCTCTCTAAAACCTGTATTCCCAATTGATATGGCAGTAGATGTTCTACCTGATGTTCCTGCTGAATTTGTGTAGCTTATTGTTACCGTTGTCGCAGTTGTTCCTACTGTTGTATAAACTACAATTCCTGCCATAACACCTTCACCCGATGTATACCTTGTAAGTGCTGCGGTTGGTAAGTTGGTAGTTTGGGCAGTAGTTAAAGTTCCATTCAGTCCTCCGCTAACATTTAACAAATCAACTAAAAGCATACCGCCTGCGCCAAATGTTGAAGTATTAAATCTACCGCCCAAAAATGTAAGTCGCCCTGTTGATATGTTAGGGATAGGCCCTATTGATTGAGCAGAATTTTTATTAAGAGCAACGCTTGTAGTTGGTGTAGCAGGTGCAGGATTAAAAGATTGCCAACTTGCGTTCAATCGCAAAGTTCTACTGATTGATGTGGATAGCTGAAAATCTGCAACACGATTTTCTTGTAGCTTTTCTACATATTCATCAAAGTCTGTTAGTGCCATTATTTTTCAATTGTTGCTAATGAACCAAATAATTCAGGTGCAGTTGCAGCACTTGGGATAAACATTAGTGCTAAACAAGCATTAGGGTCAATAACGGGTATGCCAGGCAATCCTGTTGTGTAATCTCTCCACCCCATTGTACCAGCTGCACCAACTGGAATCCATGCCAACGGTTGAGCAATGGTTATACCAAAGTTGCCTGCAGTTCCCGTTGTCGCAGTTAATTGTATTTGCTCAATAGCTTGTATTCCCGAATCTCCTGCTGCTAAAGGTATTCTTTGCATTCTTGTAACCTCACGGAAACCCGTTGCACCTATATTAATAGTTGATGTTCTACTTCCTGTACCTGCTTGGTTTGTATAGGTCATTGTAAGGGTTGTAGATGCTGTTCCTATTATTGTATAAATCTCATAGAATGCAATATTCCCTGCGCCCCCTGTATTACGAGTAAGAGCAGGAGTTGGTGTTGAGCCTTGAATAGTTTGAGCTGCGGTTGAAATTCCCGAAAGTCCGCCCTCGTGAAATAACCTATCGTATAAAAGATAAACTCCCGCAGTTAATGGAGTAATAGATGCCCCAATTAAATGTTTATCTCTGCCACCACCTGCGGCAGTAAAAGGAATTGCACCTTGAGTTGATTTAGTAGGTATAGCACCTACTGTGGGTACATTCCCCTTTGCAGGCATTCCATCGTATTCCCACAAAGAACATCCTCTACCTGATATTGGCGAAGTTGCAGAAACACCTGCGACTCTTGGCACTTTGTGAAAAAAGATATTTTCAGGTGTACCACTATTGCCGCCTGTTTGTCGATTTATTAAATCGGATAAGTCAGTTATTGATGCCATGTTATTTTAATTAATAATTTTATAAATACTGTAAATAAATATCTCCATCAGAACCGCCTACAGGTGCAGCCGTTCCACTTGTTATTGCTTTTTGTTTGCTATTGAATGTACTCCAATCTGATGAATTTAATGCACCTCTATTAGCTGCTGATGCCGTTGGTACATTTAAAGTTATTACAGGTGTTGTAGTTGAATTTGCTACTGAACTACTTAAATCAGTGCCACTTGTACCTAAAGTCAGAGCTGCAACCGAAGTTACTGTTCCACTACCTCCACCGCCTCCCCCAACTCCACCTGCTAAAAATTCTAATCTGCTTAAATAAGCATCTTCAATGTAAACCCCAATGTCGGGAGTGCCTGACGAAACAATAGTATAGAATTTAATGGCTAATCTATCCGTACTCAACAAAGTAATTATAGACGGGTTGTAAATCTCTAACTCGTAGTCATCAATACTCAAAGTGATATTTGTCGAAGTCACTGGAGTTGTCGCTAAAAGCGTTTCAGTCCCTGCTAAGTTACGTTTGTACACTTCGGCAAAGATTGTTGCATTACCTCCATTTGTTCGCTTAGCATGAAAGTGAGTTTTAAACACTCCCGTAGGAATAAAGAGAGTGCCAGGACTTGATGGCTCGGTTACAAAAGTAGCCAACAAAGTAGTCCCCGAACAATTCGCAACCGTTACATCTTGACTGCCTCCCGTTGATGGACTTGTCAACATTTTATAATACCCCCCGATATCGCTCGCAGTCTTAAAGAAAAACAAATTTAAATCTGCAAATTGATTTGTCGCAAATTCTATTTGATTATTAGTAGCGTTATAAGTCCATACTTGCCCGTTGATTGGACTGCCGACTAATACTTTGATATTGTCGATGTATTGAACTCCACTCTCAGCGATGGTTAAACCACTTGTATTGATTAAAACAACATCGGTGATGCCGGGCAAGATTACGTTGTTATCCCCTTGAATAATTACATTTGAGTTATCCCCTCCTAAGTTGTTCCCGTTGCCCGTAACTACTATACCGTTGGTGTTATCGTTTATTACATTGCCTCCCGTAGCTAATAAACCTTTTTTAATTACGTTGCGTGTAGTGTTATAACCTCCGTCTTTCTCGCCTTGCCCGTTACCTCCACTTGATTGTAAGATAGTAGGAACAAACGCATCTTGATAAGCAAATTTTAAAAGTTTACATAGAGTTGTAGAGTTTCCGTTCGGGTCATAATCTTGAACCGTTAAAAGTCGGTAAGCGTTATCTTTAACCCAATAAGTCTTACGGAAGTCTAAGTTTGCAATGTCGTTTGGCCTAAGTTTAAACCATGCTTCTACTAACTTACTATCCTTATTCCCTATTTGTTCCCATTGACTCTTGTGGAATTGGTTGTATAGGTTATTGTCCGTTGTGGTAACCCCCGAACTTTGAGGGGTTAGGTAATAATAAAAGTCTTGAACATCAAAAGCTAAATCATAGTTAGGAGAGTTTAAGTCATCGACGTGTCCTGCATACGGATAAGTACTATAATCGGTAGCCGTTGTATTATTAAAGTTCCAATATCTCAGCTTCCCTGACTTCATGCCTCCAAAGTAAGCGATAATCGGTTTAGGCGATTTCTCTTGCGTTTCTCCATCAAAGATGGTACGCATTACTACGTTCTTATCGTCATCAGTTTGCAAGGGGATAAGACAAAAAGGGATTTCAACTTTTTTAGTTTCTTTAACAAATTCATTATCGAAGATTAAATCCCTATACCCAAAGTTAAAAGATGTCGCTTGTTTAAACTTCTTATTAAGGTCATCCCCATTCTCGGTGTAGGTAAACACTAACTCTTTATTCTCAAGTAGTCCTTGAGGCTTAATTGTAAAGTCCTTAGACGTGTCTAACAAGTCCGTCCAATCAACTACATCATCAGTGTAATATGTATCTCTCGGTTCAATTACAACACCCGTTTCATAAATCGGACTCATGTACAAATTAAACATTTTAATTATTGCCATTAAGAAGTCCGTTTGTTTCATGTTAGGCAGGATTCTCTCAATTGGGAATGTTTGACCGTATTCTATTTGACCATCTACATATTGAGTGTAGCTATTTGCAAATGAGCTTATAAATCCAACATTCCCACCAAGTGTACTATTGTCTATTGTGCCTCCCGTTGCCCCTAAAAAAAAATTACCTACACAAAATCTAACTTCATCTCCTGCGAATAATTCAGCTGAGTTCACCGTTATTCTAAAACTTTGTGTTGTAGTTGAATATCCAGGTATATCTAAATGTGTCTCTTCTATTATTTTATAATCAGTCCCTCGCTTACGAATAGCGTAAATGTATAACCTACCTAATGGCCCAGTAGTATTAACAACGTTTAAAGCTGCCTCTACTTCAAAGTTAGTATAACCTGAAATTAGTTTAGTGAATGTTCCCGTAGTGGCGTTGTATTGACCTAAAGGGTCTAACCCCGTTATGTTATATTGAAGTGCATTTGCATAGATTAAACTTAAATTCCCTGCATTTGCAGTTGATACTATTGATATGGTTTGAGTTGTTGACCTTGTCGCAGTTACAATACTGGCAGCCTTTTCGCCTTCATTCATTTTGAACTTAGCTACGTCGCATTGAATGATTAACTTTTGGAATTGTGCCGTATTAAAAAAACTTGCAACCTCCAAAGGGACTTCAGCCTCTTCAAAGATAGCATTGATAATATGCCCGACATAAATAAAAGGCTTAAAACTATTGTAGTTGTGACTTATAACCGTAGAAGCATCCCCATTGAAACCGAACTTATCTAAACCCACATCGACCATAGGATAAGTCAACTTAATAACGGGGTCAAAGGTTGCAGTCCAACTATTTACTATTTCAGTATCGTTCCACGTTGCAGTGCCTAAACTGGTAAGGTCGTTTAAAGTCTTATCGGTTAGCCTTGAAAAGATATCTATGTTCTTCCCGTAGATAGTTATCGAGTAGGTTACTTGGTCATTGTTTAAAACCTTAATCTCGTTTAACTGACAATATCCACTTATTTGTTGTAGTGTGTCTTGATAGTAAATACAAGTTGCTTTCTTAGACGGGTTGAAATCGGGATTAAGTTGGTCGGTGTTTCTTATTGAAAAGGAAACATCGAACAAAGACTTAAAAACAAAATCATTCAACTTACTTCCAGGTATGTCGACTGACTTACTAAAGTCCGATTGACGTTTGCTTGGGTCATCTATGTTGTAGACCTCTTTAGTTATGTTGATGTCTATGTCTTCAATGGTGTCTATACTATATCCACCTATTACCAATTCATTTCTCATTACAGTCTTTGTCTTTTAGTATCCGCGCTCAATTCCACTTCCATAGTCACATTAAATAGTTTTTCTTTGATTGTACTCTTAGCCTGGTATTCAGTTGTCAAGATGTTGACTGCTACAAATTGCCCTCCGATAATCATATAAATCAAAGGGGATTGAACCAACTCTTTTAACCATAGACTTGTTTCGCTATTCACATATCCTGAATTAAGAGTGTATTTTTGTTTACTTGAATTAAAGAAGTTACTTCTTTCGTGTGAGTAAGTATTAAAGGTAATCCCTGAACTTGTCCTTGTGCCTTGTAAACGATTGTAGTTAGAACTTTGTACGGTTATGTTGTCATCTGCGATTTGGGTGAAATTAAACGCATCCATTCGCCCCAAAGGATTAAGCCAAAATAAACGATTGTAATTCCCATCACGTGTGCATTCACGATCAATTTTAAAAGTCAGAGTATTTGAAACTATTGTAGGCGTGTTGTTTTCAAAACTGATTTCATACTTAGCCACGTTGTCAGCTATCATAGGTTGAGCCGAACCTGAAGCCACAGTCCATGAGTTAAGATTTGCAGGGCCAACCAAGACACTTAAGAAGTGTTCCTTATCCGTTGTGTCAGCTACAAACGCATTGGCGAATGTTGAACTTTTAAGTAGCGTTCCACTATCGTCATAAGTCTTAACCCTCATGTGGTCAGTCCCATTTGTCGCATAGTTTAAGAATCCTAATTCGTAACTATCCCCGACTCTTATATCAATAGTCGATGGTTGGTTGGTTAAGAATGTCCCATAGGTCAACCCTAACCCCATGTAAACTGAATCTTGGATAGGTGAGTTAATTTGTTTTAAATACGTCTGAGCCGAATTAATAGCGTAAATGTAACTACTCTCTGCACTGGCATAACCACTTACAACCGCTCCGTATTCCTCTCTAATATTAATCTTGAACTTTTTGTAGACATTCACACCCGTTTTAAACCCTACCGAACCTGCAATTAAGTTAGTCATGTCATAAGACAAATAGTTCTCAATGATTCTATGAGCGTCTAAGTCAACTGTTCCGTCAGCGTAGTAAGCAGGTTTTCTTAACTCCGTTATTACATTTGCTGAAGCATCTAAGACTTGAATCCTATATCTAAAGTTCGTTTGAGTAGTTTGGTTTGAACTCGCCAAATAAATGATAGGGTCAAAACCGCTAACAAATAAGTCAGGTTGTTGGATAAATGTAACTGCCATTATCTATATTATATTAAATGAGGCTGAAAATACCTACCTTTTAAATTCGGTGATTAATCTAAACTCAACATCTTGACCGATAATCAAACTTAGTTTGTTAGTTAGTTCGTTGTAACTTTCATCGTTAAATGTGTCTGAATAGAAGCGTGTGCCATCAATACCCTTTAGTTTGATAGCTAAAGCCATTGACTCTGCCATTTGGAAACTCGTTTGTATTACTTGACTTGTCGACTCATTGCCTACCCTTGCTTCAAGTCCTTTTCTTGCGATGAAGTCTTGTAGGCTATTTATCATTTGAGGCGGTGTGCCTATGTTTCTAAAACTGAATCCATTGGGAAAGTCTTTATTAGTGTAAGTCTTTGTAGGTATCGAACCCGTCTTAGGGCCTGACTTATTCCTAAGTCCTTTAACTCCTAAGTCAATATACATCCAGTAATCGTTTAAGTCAATAGCCATTGAAACTACACCACCTTTGATTATCGGGTCTTGTAGGTCTATACTCTGTGCTAAATTACTTTCAGTCTTCTTATGCTTAAGTCTTTCTCTCAGGAGTCTTCGCATCTCATTTGCGTTTGCGTTGCCCCATTCTAAAAGAACATCGGCACACTTGTCTAATATTTCATCACTTATTTTCATTTTGAATGTAATCTAATTCTATACTTAGTTTACTTTGGGTGTAGAAATGTAAACTAAAAAACATTTATTTCTTTGGTTGATTATCAGCTTTGTCTTTTAAATAACATAGATGGTTCAAGAAGTCATAAGCGTTCATTTTAAAATAGTAGTTGAACTTAGACCTATCTTCTTTCGCAAATAGTTTATCAATTGTCGCATACCAAGACCACTTAGCAGAGAACCAATCCGACTCTTGTTCTTCTTCCTCCGTTTCCTTTTCTTTATTAAAGAGGACTGGATACCCTCCGATAATTTCACTAAAAGAAGTGCAAAAAAAAACCCTATCGGATAAGCGACATCCACATCTAAATGAGATTGAAACAACTCTGCCCTCCGATTAAACTCGGTCATCTGAACATCCTCATCTTTTTCCTTGTAGCACATAGTCGCTAAGATTAAATGTAGATTGTCTACAATCGCTTCTTTCTCCTTAGTCAAAGATGACATGGAAATAAACTGCTCAGTATTCCAATCGGTTAAATATTGATTGACAAAGAACCTTTCCCCTTTCACTTCAAACTCAGTTACCCACGCATCAGGGAATGTACTGATGTCGGGAATAATAACACTCTCTTGTTCCTTTAGAAAATCAGTCCACTTCATTCGTTTATATTCTGAAATAGGTTTGCCCGTTAGAACTGACAATACATTGTATGCCGTTCTTATTTCATTGTTGTCGCCTAACTTAATGGCGTTGTATAACTCTTGGTATGTTTTAATGTTCATCGTATTCGGTATGTGCCAAGTCCTGGCTGTTGTATAATGTGGGTGAATCCGTATCTCATAGCATCCATTAAGTGGTTGTGTATGTCAATAGGTTCTCCCGTTGGTTTATTGTTGCGGTCAGTTGCCCAAACATAAGACCTCAATTCTTTGATAAGGTTTGTTGAGTGTTTAGTGACTAAAAGGTTTTGTTGCTGTATCAATTGTATTCCGTGCAAGATTGAATCCTTACCTTTTAAAGCCCCCATGCACTTAAGACCATAGCTTTGCAGTTCAGCTATTGACTTAGGTTCTGCTGAGTCACAAATGACCATTGTCGGCTCATTGCGTATCATATCGAATATATTCTTATTGCTCAGTTCCTTTTGATAGATTAATTCGTGCAGGATAAACGAATCATTGTACTTGTAAATGCCAATACAAGCCGTCGGGTCAACTGAATATCCAAAGTCTAATCCAATCCCTAAAAGTCTTGCATCATTCGGTAAATTATCTATTTGTTGCCAATTAGTAAATATCGTTCCTGAAAGCGAACCAACTAAACCTAATCCATATACTCGCCATCTATTAGCCCAATACCCATTTTTAATATTACTTTCGGCAAACAAGGACTCCCCTAATAATTCAGTATTAAAAAAACCTTTATCCCTATAATCTAATATGCTGTTAACTTCGCTTTGTGGCAAATATTCATTATCCTCAAATGTTAAAGTTATAAAGTTGTTATCATTTATGTATTCATCGCCCCAAAATAATTTATCAGGGTTATAATCTATTATTGTAAGTTTTGCCCTTGATATGAATTGTACCGCAGTTTCAATATTCATCCTATCGGCTTCATTTATGTAAAGAATATCACGACGGAATCCCTTACCTATATCATTTACATCAGCCCCTAAGAAGTCTAAGTAAGAACCATTTGGATATTCATGCTTAGATTCTGATTTATTAAAATCGTTTTCTGTTTGAAATATACCCCAATCTTTGCAAATCTTCTTATAATCCCTTATAACCGTTCTTTTCATCTTTGATAGTTCCGATGAAAGTATTGAGGCTTCTTTCTCTGAAGATAACAAAGCTTGAATAATTAACTCAATAATTGAAATAGTCTTAGACGCACCTTGTCCACCCCTAATGACAAAAATACTTTCATTTGGATTAGAAAGTATTAAGTTAAGGATTTTAAAATACGCCCTCGAATATTTATATTTATTGCCTGTTTCCAATGTCAGGGATGTTTGGAATATTTAAAGTCCCTTTTAATTCTGTTTCGCTTTGTTCTTTTAAGCCTACGATTCTATTGCCCATACTTGCGTTATAAAACCCTAATAGTGTACCAGTCTTTATACTTGCGTCTCTCTCATTCTTTATGTGCGTAACGATACCCCAAAACTCTTCTTCATAAATACTTGTTTGTTCAAAATAATGGTGAATACTTCTATTGTATTTGTTATAATACCATGAAACAAACCCACTTAAATCGTAAGGCATTGGGGGGTAATCTTCTACTCTTATACCATCCTTACCTACATATTGAACCTTAGCCCATTTTCTTGCTTCATCGTCTAAATGTTGTTTATAGTCTTTCCATGCGTTCAATAACTCATCTGCTGTCTTGAATATTCTTGTCGGGTGCATATTATTTTTGTCTAATTATGTCTAAGTAAAGGTAAAATAGTCTATTGTCGGTTGTAAAGTTACTTGTAAACTGAGGGCGTTTAATCTTTGGTGTTGCCTCTCCTTGTTTACTGTACTTGTCAATGTCGGTTTTTTGTTTTGGTTTCATACTTGTTTTGGGTTAATATAAATATCCATAAATTCTTGTAAGCTTAGCCAACTAATCCACTCCATACCTCCTGAATAGAACGAGGTGTATTCCAACCCGTCATAGTCGGTGTATGGGGCAAAGCTATCCATAGTAAGAAAGTATCTCTTTACTACATTGCAATCCGTTAAACTATAAAAGTCTTCTTCCTCTTGTTTAGCCGTTAGTTCAAATACTTCAATCCACATATTAATAGTATTTTAAATTGTTGCCTGATACTGTATGGAATTTACTACACATATTGCATTTCATTTGAAACTTTTGATATCCCGATACGCTTATTCTCTTTCTATGCACCCCTAAGTCAGTTGATCCACATTCTGGACATGAATGCTTCTTGCCTCCGTTTAACATGCCGTGATGAAGTTTTGGGACTAAATGGCCTTGCATCTTTAGATATACCTTTTCGAGTATCTCAACATCTACCTTGCAATATTCAATCATTTGCCCCATTGCAACTTTATCCTTTTCGAGTACTATGTCTTTCCAAAGATTGTATGTAGTTTTGATTTTTTGACCTACTCCTAAATATTGTGCAATGTAATCTAACTTATTAGAATTGAATCTAAACTTACTGCGAGAGTGTTTAAGCGTGTCTATCGTATCGTAAGTAGGGAACATATCAACTCCATGAAATAAACATCGTGTACGGATAAATGATAAATCGTACTTATCTCCGTTATGTCCTACCATTTCATCACACTCGTTTGCTATCTTGATAAATTCAGTTAGCATCTTCTTATCGTCTTGTTTAGAATCCCATTGAAGACTATAAACTTTGTCTTGCCCTTGCCATTTATAGCAAATGCAAATTATCGCTCTTTCTTTTATGATGTTTTCGGGTGCTATGTTTAGCTTAAACCCTGCTGACCAAAACAAACCTATATTAGGACTTGTTTCAATATCGAAGAATAGTCTTTTAGGTGTGGTCATATAATAGTATTATATTGTTTTTTGTTTAAAGTTTTTGTATTATCGCCTCAATCTGATATTCACCGTTTCCGTGTTTTTCTGGTTCATCCTTATTTGTTGAGGTGTCATTGGTTTGAATGCTGATTATTTTATAGTTAAAATTCCTGCAACCTACTTCGATAAGGTGTTTTAAACTTCGGGTGTCGGGTAGGTCTTCGGTGTCAGGTAGAATGAAATACTTATGGTCTTTATTCCATTTACTCGGCATCTTGGTTTTACGTTCATACAAATCTCTATGAGGCACGGCCATAATTAAATATCCGTTAGGCTTAGTGATTCGCATCCAATTCATAATCGCCAGTTCGGGGCGGTCAAGGTGTTCGAGTAAGTGAGAATTATAAACTAAGTCATAGGTATTATTAGGTACTGACTCCATCAACTCTGCATTTCCGTTGTCCTTATCCCATGTGTCGCACCAATCAGTTAAGGCATCAGCACCATCGTGTGTGTCTATTCGACCAACTCCAATGTCAATTACTTTTCCTTGAACATATTTGTCAAAGAATCCGTTTGCTTCTCTGCGTGGTTTACTTTTAGATGTTTCTGCCATGATTAATATTTGTTTAGTTTTGAATCAACATATTCTTTCAATCTTTCAATTGTTTTTCTTGATGGTCTAATATTGTTTGGCATATTTTTATTGCAATATGGTGTGCCGTAACCGTAAGGATAATGCTCAACCCAAACTCTTATCTCTCCAAATTGTATTTGAAAAAAATTTACACCATCCATAAAATAATTTATTACCCCATTATCTTCGTCAATTAATCTATTTAATTCAATATCCCATCGTTTTGAATAGCGGTCATTCAGATGCCACCAAATAGGATTTAGTATGTATTTTAGTTTCATATTTTTTTTGCAGTTATTTGTTCGTGACCTACTTTGTGCCTATCTACTTTCAAGACTTCAAAGCCGTTCTTAAGTAATAGTTCTTTTAAATCTTCAATTCCGTATATCCAAATATGCTCTAAGCCGTTAAACATCTTGTCATCCATTTGACCGTCCTCAAGGATTATAGGGCTCTGAATAATCAAATGTCCACCCGTTACCATTAAACGGTTGCACTCAGCTAAGAAGCCGTTTGAATATTCAATATGTTCAAAAACATCTAAGGCTATTATGTTTGAAAATTGTTTCCATACCCAATACTTTGTTATCTCAGGGAAAAATCCAAAATGCAAAACTGCCCCTCTTGAATACTTTTCTATTTGTTCTTTGTACTTTGAATCTACTTCTATACCTACACAAGCAAAATCAGCCTCACACATTTCTCCAAGCAATACACCTGGCGAACAAGCAATCTCTAAATTTCTCCAAGGGAAAAGGTGGGTTAAGTTTTCAATTACAAGTCTATTCTTGTCTACAACATTAGACACTTGTTCGTCAATGGATGACCTTATCGGTGTACTCCAATAGTTATCAGTGTATATCTCTTGAGGGTTACCAAAGACTTTGCTCTTGTAACTGTTCCCTATTTTCTCGTATTCGCTTATCATAATTGTTCTATTTCTTTTTTAACTAATTCCCAATATACTATACTTACATAATCTTCCAATCGATTAAAAGCATCTATTGTTTCATCTACACAAATCAATGCACATTGTTTGGCTACATACATTTCGTGGCTTTCTCTTTGAAAAGTAAACTTGTTTACTAATTCTTTCGCCTTTTCTTTTGCGTTCATAATGTTTTATCTAAAATGTTTTTAAATTGTTCGTTGGTGTGGAAAGTAAACCACTCGCCTCCTTGAGGGATGACATTAGGGGCATAGACATATTGTTCTAACACTCTTTTTACTTTTAATTGTTCTGCGATACTAAAGGCTAAACTTTGACCGCCTATAAATAACTTGCAACCATTAATCGCTATCGCCATCTCTAAAGCGTTTGAAACTTTTAAGTGTTGTATCTTATCATTATGAATAGAAAAGCGTTTAAACTCTTTCTCAGTGCCTACAAAGTATACATTGTCATGCTTCTCTAAGACTGAATAATCAATAAAGAAGTTATTGTATCGAGTAGTTCGGTTTACGATTATGTAATTGTTGCCGATGTTCTCAGGGATGAATAAACATTGCTTTGAAAGGTTCGGTCTAAATTCGTGATAAGCATTCGCTATCCAGTTTTGAATGTTCCCTGCACTTAGGTTTTTAAATTCCTTTCTGAATGAATCTATATCAAAATCGAATACCATGTTTTCTCCTTTGGCTAATTTGATAACATCATGTATGTAAGGTTGTGCCTTTAACAATGGTGCAAGAAAATCAAACATAAAGTCATTCATCATTACCGCCCCCGTTGGATGTGTCTCTAAAGTGAAACCACTTGGAACATCCATTTTAATATAGTAAACAAATTTACAGTCATTGTCTAAACTATATTGATACAAGCTACTCAACGAGTAAACTATATCTCCTGCGTTTCCGCTACAATTTACCTTAATGTATTTTTTCATATTCTATTACTAATTTATTTAA